GTGATCGGCCAGTACCTGCCCATGGGACGCCTCAACCTTCTCGACGAATTCGTCGGTGAGGACATCGCCATACGCCGCCTCCTGGTCGAGGTCGTCAAGCCGGTACTGAACACCAAGTACCGCAACCACGAACTGATCGTCACCGCCGACCCATCCGGCAACAAGCGCTCCGACACGGACGAGAAGTCATGCTATCAGGAACTGCGCGAAGCAGGCCTCCGCGTCACGAATCCTGCGCCAAGCAACGCTTGGATGCCCAGATTCATGGCTGTGGACACGCTTCTGACACGCATGCTCGGTGACGGCAAGCCTGCCCTCCAGCTCTCACCGAACTGCGAAATCCTGCGCCGTGGATTCATTTCCAAGTACCGTCGGAAGAAGATCGGCCTCGTTGGCAGGGAGATGTTCCGGGAGGTGGCGGAGAAATCCATTGAATCACATCCCCATGACTGCGTACAATACATAGCAATGACAAGCGAGAATACGAACCGGGTGCTGACAAGGCGGGAGCAGAGACGCAGAGTCTCTTCCCCGGACAAGAAAACCTCAATGAATGCGTGGTTATAACATGCTTAGAGTCATATCGAACGATGAGATAGACCGTCAGGAGAATGCCGAAAGGGCAGCCCTCCAGGCATCCCCGGAGGTCATCCTGTCCTCGCTGGAACAGTACATCATGGACCAGTGGGAGAGTGCCAAGCGTGCCAAGAACGATATCGAAACGGAGATGCTCAAGGACGCCATGCAGATGGACGGTGAGTACGAGCCGGAAAAGCTGGCCGCCATCAAGGAAGTCGGGGCCCCGGAAGTCTTCTCGCAGATCACGGACACAAAGGCCCGCACCGCTTATGCATGGATAGACGAGAACATCATCCAGCAGGGCAGGCGCATCTGGTCCATCGAGCCGACCCCGGTTCCGGACCTTCCGGACCACATCAAGGAGAAGATCAATCAGGACATCATCCAGCGTTCCATGGCCGCATTTCAGCAGATTCAGATGCAGCTCGGCGTGCAGGTCCCTCAGGAAGAGATGAAGAGCCTGATGAACAGGATCTTCGAACAGGTGGGAAAGCGCGTCGAAGACGAGCTCAAGGTTCAGTCACGGGAGATGGCCGACAAGATGGCGGACAAGATCCACGACCAGCTCACGGAGGGCGGCTTCTACGATGCCCTTCCGGACCTGATCAAGGACCTCCTGCGCTGCAAGGCGGCCTTCATCAAGGGCCCCATCTTCCGCAAGGAGAAGATCAAGAAGATCAACCTCGACCCGCAGACGGGCCGACTCTTCAAGAGCATCGAGGAGCGCATCATCCCCACCTACGAGCGCCGTTCCGCCTTCAACATCTACCCGGCAGCGGGTTCCACCGGCATCGATGACGGTGCCCTGATGGACGTCATCTACCTGTCACGCAAGCAGCTTTACGACCTGATCGGATTGCCCGGGTTCAACGAGACGATCATCCGCGAGGTCATCCACGACTACGACGTCGGGACCCTCGACAACTGGCTGTTCATCAACAGCGACGTGCGCGATGCCGTCGGATTCGACAACGACCCCCTCTCGGGTGCCGTAGCAGGGAAGATCCAGTGCCTTGAGTTCTGGGACTTCGTGGACGGAAAGAAGCTGCTCGACTACGGCATGAGCGTGGACGAGATCCCGGACCCTGACGATTCATACCCAATCTGTGCGTGGGTCATCAACAAGAAGGTCATCAAGGCGACCCTGAACTACGATGCCTTCGGCAAGAAACCCTACTCCAAGACCTCGTTCGAAAAGATCCCGGACTCGTTCTGGGGCAAGTCCCTCGCTGAGGTCATCAAGGATCCGCAGCAGATCTGCAATGCGGCTGCACGGAACATGGTCTACAACATGGCCGTTGCCTCCGGACCCCAAGTCGAAGTGAACATGGACCGCGTGAACGACAATAGCAAGTCCCTTATCCCGTGGAAGGTGTGGGAGGTCACGAACGAGCAGATGGAGTCAGGGCCAGCCATCCGCTTTTACCAGCCGAAACCGATCACATCTGACCTGCTGGCCATCTACACCGCCTTCTCCAAGATCGCTGACGAACATTCCGGCATACCGGCCTACTCGCACGGTTCCGCCACCATCGGCGGTGCAGGCAGTACCGCCTCCGGGTTCCAGATGCTCCTGAACCAGTCCGCACGTGGCATCAAGCAGCTCATCAAGTCCATCGACATCGACATCATCGAACCCGTCCTTGAGCGCCAGTACGAATACAACATCGAGAACGAGGAACTGTACGGCCTCGTGGGAGACTTCCGCATCGTCGCCCAAGGCTACAGCATCTTCGCCAGCAAGGAAGCGAACGTGATGCGCAAGGTGGAGCTCTTGCCCCTGCTCAACAACCCTGTCGATCTCCAGATCATGGGCCTCGACGGACGCAAGCAGCTCCTGTACGATGCCTTCGACTCCCTCGACATCGACTCGCACAAGATCATACCGCCAGACACGGACATCCTGCCCAGCCCCCCGCAGGCAGCCCAGAACCAAGCGCCGCCTCCCGGCCTAGAACAGCTGGATGCCGCCGGTAATCGTGTCGTCGGTCAGGACACCAGACAGTTCACTCCCGAGAACCAGCCCGGTCAGGTATCTACCCCGGGCAACCCGGGTGACGGAGGCCGCAGGTAATGCCGAACGCGGAACTGGATGCAGAAAACAATGCCGGATGGCAGACGGTATACGACCCGAACACAAACCGGTACTACGCAGTACAGAGGAGATAACCATGGCAACACAGGCCCTCGACACCAACGACATGCAGCAGGTCACCCTTGGCCGCACGCTGAACACAGCCACCCGTATTCCTCAGGCCCTGCTTGACAGGAGACAGCAGGAAGGCCAGTTCGCAAACTTTCAGGCCCCAAGTTCCGTAGTCAGAAATGTTCAGCAGCCGTCCGGAAGCGCGGTTGGGCAATTCTTCCGCAACCAGCAGGCCATGCCCGTATACTCCGCACAGAGGTTCAGAGCACTCCCACAGAATGTATATGACTGGAACAATGCCCAGTGGGCGCGGTATTTCGGGTCAAAGGGACCGTCGAATACATGGGATCAGGACACATGGAAAATGTTCCAGATGGTTTCCAGCTACAGTCCCGAGGACTGGCACAGTAGACGAAAATTATTTGGCATGGCCCCCATGTACTTCGATACGGAATACAGCCCCAGTTTCTACAATCTGGAGAATCTTCCACAGTCTCCGTACCAGAAGATGCTCAACGAGCAGAGAAGAAGAGATATTGACAATATGTGGCAAAAATACAAAGCGGAGAATTCCGGATGGGCACCCCCATCCAGCAATGACTGGTTCGACCCTTACTGGGAGATCAAGCACAATCTTAACCCGGGCGCGAAAGGATACCACTATGGTCAGCGGCAGTATATGGCGGCTGCAAAGAACGAGATTGAACGTGAAATGGCTTTGCAGCGCGCCTATGCATCTCTTGAAAAATATGCGGCACAGAAGAATCAGGACAGGTTTAGTGTAGATAAGAAAAACGGGCTGCTCCTTCAGATGTATCAGTATATGAAAAACGAACCGCAGAAACCGCAGGGCTATAGTCGCGGATTTGGCATAGACGAGAACTGGCGTGGCGATGTTTCACAATATAATTTTTCCCCAAGTTTCGAAAGAGAAGGGAAAAAAGAAGCGCCCAGAACCATGGAGCAAGTAAGGGAATTCTTCGGCGGCACCCCGATGCTGGATGCAGGATACTCACTGAATAATCTTCCGCAATACAATCCGTCCTTTATTGTGAAGGGAGTTGCAAAATTCACTGACGAGAATAAGAAACCGTGGGTAAATACCTATATCAAGAAGGAAGTGAACAAACAGAAAGCAGCCGGGGATTATCACGTCAACAAGCCGATGAGTGAATCAGGAATACAGGGGGTGAAACCGCAGAGCGAAATGCTCTCTCCGGAACAGAACAGGTGGAGGAAGTTCATATGAAGCAAGTCAATGACAGGCTGAAGCGGGCCATCATCGAGCTCGGTATTGACGAGAACTTCCAGCTCGTGCAGAACTGGCTCATCAGCAGCTACATGGAAGAACTGATCCACACCAGCAAGGCTCAGGAGAGGCGCGAATACCTTGCCGGACGGGCGTCTGCCATTGGTGACATCCTTGAAATCATGGGCAGCATATCGAACACGAAACAGGACCAGCAGAAGACACAAGAGGCGGTGCTTAAGAGCAAGCTAGCCTACATCTAGGAGGTAGACCATGGCGGCAAACACAGTGACATGCACGAACGCAACGGTAACGGCGGTAACGACCGACACCGTCTTCTCGATTACCAAGACTATTCAGAACCCCACGAACGGGGTGATCCTGTACTTCACCCTCGACATCAATACCGCGGCGAAGCTGACCATCACGGCGGCGGTGCGCGACGAGTCGATCAACACTACAGACGACTACAAGGTACTGACCGGAACGGGTTCCTCGGTCGTCGCCCTGTCCTACGAATTTACGGCGGACGGAAACTGGCGGCTACCGTTACAGATGTACGAGAACGAGACCACGGTTGTCTTCACCCTTACCTACACGACAACTGGAGGAAGTGGAGCGTGTGTCTGCAAGGTAATGGAATACTAAACGGAGAACGGCAATGACTGACGGGTATACCGGAGTCGAGCGCAGGATACGTTGCGACGGCCATGAGAAGCTGATGGAGCAGTCCGTGAAAAATCATACGATTATCGAAAACGTCCAGAAGCAGCTAGACGAGATGCACAAGGACCTTCAGGCAAGCACGGAACTGCTCATGGAACTGAACCGGATCGTGCGTAACGGGCTGACCAGCCGCGTGACAGAAATGCACGAATCGATGGAGAAGCTGTGCTGCGACGTGGAAAGCATCTTTACAGAACATGATAACCGGATCAAGGTTCTGGAAGAGTTCGCATGGTTCCGCAAGATGGCGACGAAGGTGCGGGACAACATGTTCTGGACGGTAATCAAGGTTTCGGCCCTGCTGTTCTTCATCCTGATCATGGTTAACCTCGCGGACAAGACCGTAGTCAGCGCCATCGTGAAGATGATCTTCGGAGTCTGACATGCCTTCCTTCTCGGCAAGATCGATCAAGGAGTTACAGACCTGCAACCCGAAGTTGCAGCGCCTGTTCAACGAGGTCATTTCACATTACGACTGCACCATCATCTGCGGGTTCCGTGGCGAGCAGGCGCAGCACGAAGCGTTCCGGTCCGGAAGATCAAAACTGGACTGGCCCCACGGCAAGCACAACAGGTTCCCGTCGATGGCCGTGGACGTGATGCCGTTCCCGATAAGATGGAATGACGAGAACAGGCTGAGGCACTTCATCGGCTTCGTGCAGGCGACGGCCATACAGATGGGCATCAAGGTGCGTTCCGGCCACGACTGGGACAATGACATGGATCTGGACGAACATACATTCAAGGATGGACCACATTGGGAACTGATCGAAGACTGCTGACACCTGAAGACATCTACAACATACCTGCTGAATTGTACCCGCTTCCCGTCCTTTCCGACAATGTGAGGAACATTTTCTCGGCCGGCATCAAGGCCCACAGTAAAGGCAGTTACTCGCACTTCATGTGGCTGATCGCACCGGGCGAACTGGCCAGTATGCAGATGACTGGTTACAAGAAGCGCAAGCTGAAATCCTACCTAGGCAACGCAATCCTGAAAATTATCCTCTGTTCAAAATGGACGGAACTTGACCGCAAGATCGTCATGGACACCATCCACTGCGAGCTTTCCCAGCCGTGGTACAAAAAGATGTACGACTTTCTGGCCTACCCGGGCCAGCTAATCGGCATACACAAGATGCAGGTCCCGGGATTCGACATCTGCTCGGACAAGGCGAGATACATCAAGCTGGTGGATCCGGACTACGACCTTGACTATCCAGACCCTGTTCAGGTGAACGAATGGTTCAAGAACAACAGCAATTATCCAGAATACGGTTGGTACACACCCGACTGAGAAAGGAGAGCCATGCAGATCAAGATGAAGAACTGGAAGACGACCGCATCCGGCGTTGTCGTCATGGCGGCACTTGTTGTCAAGACCGCGTTCCCGGAGTACGCGCCGGTATGCGATGCCGTCTTGGCATTGGGCGCGGCAGGAGTCGGGCTGTTCGCCAAGGACAGTAATGTCACCGGCGGTACGGTGCAGCAGTAATTTTTATTGAAACAAGTAACGATGAGCGTTTAACGTATTACTACAGGCCCAAGCTACGGCAGGCCACAACGAAAGGAGTTCTTTGAAATGAGTAAAGCAGCGGAAGATGCGGAAGTGATGGCCGAGGAATTGTATCAACAGGCATACGGAGATGCCGAAGGCGATGCTGACGAAGGCCAGAACTTAGAAACCGAGGAACAGGTTACAACCGTAACCGAGGCTGAGGAAACGCATAACGTCAAAGAGGATGAATTGCAGCACAAGTACGATACCCTTCAGGGCATGTACAATGCAGACATCCAGAAACTCCAGCAGCAGGTTTCCTTCTTGCAGGGAATGCTTGCTGATCAGGCTCCGGCGGCCAGCCCGACCGAGCAGTCGCATGTGCCCGCAGAGGACAAGTCGATTGCTTACCTGAATGAAGAGTACCCGTATGTGGTGGAAGCCGTATACGCCATCTTCAAGCAGGAAATGGCCAAGGAGAGGCAGTCTATCCTGAACGAGGTTGGAGGCGTCATCAACCAGATCATGGGGCGGGTGAACGACCTCGGAAACGTAACGGGTCAGACCCAGAGTTCACTTTTCTGGTCTCGACTCTCGGAACTGGTCGATGATTGGGAAGTGTGGAACACTAATAAGGAATTCTTGGCATGGCTGGACGAGGAAGAGCCGCTGACAGGGTATAAGCGGTTCGACCTGCTCAAGCAGGCCAAGGCTAACTATAATGCGGAGAAGGTTGCCACGTTCTTTATCGAGTTCAAGCGCCAGAAGGGGATCACCCAGACAGCGGGCAGGCAGGCTTCAACGTCGGAAAGGATGCTCGCTCCCGGAAGAAGTTCCGGCAGCGTATCACAAAAATTCAAAACAGGAGGGGACAGGTCCCTTACCAGAGAAGACATCGCCCAGTTCTACCGTGACGTGCAGCGCGGTCTGTACAACGGGAAGGACAAGGAACGTGTCGAAATGGAAAACCGGATTGCCAGAATGGCAGCCGACATGTCCAAGCGGAAATAGGGAATTGTCTCCAATGAATAGGAGGACAATATGTCTGTAGGCAGAGTAGCAGGAAACCCCGACTACACCAGTGCGGGATCGAGCTTTATTCCGGAGTTGTGGGCCGGGAAGCTCTTGGTCAAGTTTTACAAATCCACCTGTCTGGACCGGATCACGAACAATGATTACGAGGGCCAGATCAAGGGTATGGGCGATACGGTCCATATCCGCACAACCCCCGATACCACGATCCGCGACTACCAGAAAGGTCAGAAGCTCGTGGTCGAACGTCCCGAGTCCACCCCTATCGATCTGCTGATCGACAAGGGCAAGTATTACAACTTCGTCTGCGACGACGTGGACAAGATTCAGTCCGACATCAAGCTGCTCGACAGCTGGGCGACCGATGCCGGTGAACAGATGAAGATCGTCATCGAGGCGGATGTCTTCGCGGACATCTACAACGATATGAGTTCCGACAACACCGGGGCAACCGCAGGAAAAGAGTCCGCCGGTTTCAACCTCGGAGCTACCGGGACTCCCGTCCAGTTCACGAAATCCAACGCCATCGACTACATCGTCGATTGCGGTACGGTTCTCGATGAGCAGAACGTGCCCGAGACTGGACGGTGGATGATCCTTCCCCCGTGGGCCCTTGGCATGATCAAGAAGTCCGACATCAAGGACGCCTCCCTGACGGGTGACGGCCAGTCGGTGTTGCGTAACGGGCGGGTCGGCATCATTGACCGGTTCGAAGTGTATTCCAACAACAACCTGTTTTCGGTAGCAGCGGCTGATGAGGCTTCCGGCTTCAAGAGCTACTGGGGTCTGTTTGGTACGAATGATGCGATCACCTTCGCCTCCCAGTTCGTAGAGACGGAAACGCTCCGTGCCGAATCCACGTTCGGTGACATCGTCCGCGGTCTCAAGGTATTCGGCTACAAGGTCGTCAAACCCGAGGCGCTCGGCGGTCTCTACATTTACAAGTAGGAGGTGACATAAATGGCTACTACGACTGATTGTACTTCCTTGGCCCAGTTCGCCGGAACGAATGCTCCGTATGGCCGGGGTTCTTTTGGTGTTGTAAAACTGCACGTTGACATGTCGTCCATCACCGCGGAAAAGGGTGTTACGGTAAGCGGTGCTGATGCAGACGTTCTTCAGGTGTGGGACATCCCTGTCGGATGCATGATTCTCGGTGCGTTGCTTGACGTGACTACGGCCTGTACCGATTCCGGTACGGCAACGGTTGCGGTGGGAACGAACGCCGGAGTAAATACGTTCGTTGCTGCAACAAGTATCAAGACTGTTGCGAAGACGGGAATGACGACAAGCGCGACATACGGTGCTGCACAGATGGTTTATGCGGCAACGGATACCCTCGACCTGCTGTTCGGAGGAACCGAGGCAGACATCGACAGCGGCGTCTTCGACGTTTACCTGTACTGTCTGTTTAATGAAGAAGCAGCGTAGTATCGTTACGGCGGTAACGATATCAGAATAACGTAGGGGAGGGTGAATGGTGCCCCCTCCCCGAATTTTCCTCTAAAGGAGGAGACAATGGCACGTTTCGAAGATCTTTCCGTAGGAAAACTTACCATTACAGGCGATAAAAAAGTTGGAGTCCCTTCCAATGGCACTACTGGATACGATTCCGGTTCTTTAATTCAGTATCGTGGTTCCGGTACTAATCTCGGTGCTGTTCCGTGTTGGATCAATGTCGGCGATAAGACGTCTGCGTTGTTCGTTCCATACGGACCGCAGAAGGGATACGGAATTTATCGCGCCGGTGGGACAATTGCGTCTGCTGGAGGCGATAAGACAGAAACGATCACGGTCAGCGATGGCCTTGACAACTGGGATATCGGATTCGCCGGTCATGGTGCTAGTGACGACACTGACAATATCGTCGCTGCAAAACTAACTGATAAGACAATAACCATTACTGTATCAGCTGATCCATTGACTGCTCACGGTTACAATTATGGCGTTATTCGGCAGGGGTGTGTCGCAGAATGGGATATTGTCTTTGCCGGTACGCACACCACGGTAGGAGGAGCGGCGGCAGAAGCTATTACTATTACTGGTGTTCTTGCAACAGACATTGCCTTTGTCTGTTACGGGGCGACCAACGATACAGATACGATTGCGAAAGCTGTCTGTACGGCGGACACCCTAACAGTGACCTGTTCGGCTAACCCTTCGACAGCTCACAGCATTCACTATATGATCATCCGTCCTCGCGGAACGACAAAGGCATCTCACTACATTGCTTATGCCGGTCTGCACACCACGGTAGGTGGGGCAGCTGCTGAAGCTGTTACCATTACTGGAGCAAAATCTACGGATATTCCGATCGTAGGTTATTCCGTAACAAATGATACGGACACAATCCTTAAGGCAGTCATGACCACAGACACTATGACGGTTACATGTTCCGCCAACCCTTTGACTGAGCACGGATTCTGGTACCTCATACTGAGAGCTTACGACACATTCTAATTTAAGATAGGGGAGGGTAGCTCCTCCCCTTTTTCTTTCTGGAGGAATCATGGCCAGATACATGCAGAAGATAGGCACTCCCCATATTTACCTCTGGACTCCGCAGCTGGAAAAGAAGCCGGGGTTCAAGGAAATACCTGATCCGTTCATAAAAAAGGAGGAGCCTGTCATTGAAGCAGAACCGGAAGAAATCAAGGAAGCAGCCGGTGAAGATGAGGGAGCTGATATCATCGCAGCTGGCAAAGGCGAAGGGCCTGTCGAAACGAAAAAGGAAACTGGCCGGGCTACCAAACAGACTTGGGCAGTACGGCGTGGTATGAGAGGAGAGAAATAATGCAAGAATACAGATTCATTTTCACCGGAACGTTTACCACTGCGATAGAGCGAGACAAGGCCGCAGACTGGCTGGAATCGAAAGTAGCCCTTCTTGGGGCGGCAGCACACTTCAAAAGGGCGGACATAACCCGTGACGATTATCCGATTCCCGATCTGGATGTTGTTTCAAAGAAGGTAATCTAAAATGGCATCCGGCAACGGTTTTATAACCTATAGTCCAGATTCTCGATATGGATCAAGTGATGTATCCATAAGTCCTAAATTGGGCGATGGTGCAGCAGCTCAAAAGTTTACTGTACCAGGTTCTGGGCTTATGGAAATATCTGAAATCGGAATCTATGGTTTCAGTCCTTATCCTGATTCAATAACCGGTGCGAAGATGCGGATATTCACTAATAACGCTAGTGTGTATCCTGATTCAGCCATAAGTAATTCAGAAACGGCTGCTATGTCATTTCTGAACAATAGCAGTATCCCTTATAAGAAAAGCTACACTTATTCAACAAAACCACAAGTATATGGGGGAACTGATTACTGGTTGGCAATTTTATCAGATTCAACAGGGTCGTGGCCTGTGGCAGTCAGATATAGTTACAATGCTTCTGCCCCTGTTACCTCTGGATACACGGTAGATAAAGAATATCAAACATACGCAACATGGCCTTCATCATGGTCAACTCATAATGACAGAACATATAATTCAAGCATGTATGCCGTATATTCACAAGTGCCAGTAGGATTAAAACGAAAAAGAATGGCTGGCGTTCCTTACGGTTCAACAATGAGAGGAGTCTGGTAAATGGCATCTACAGATGCGACAGCAATACCAATTAAAAATCAGGCATACCGGGTTACGTTCCCTATCCTTGACTCTGATGGAGACCTTGTGACGGGGGCCGCCGGACTCGATTCGGAGATCAGCAAGGATGGTGGAACATTTACCGATTGTACAAATGAGGCAACGGAGATCGCCACCTCTTCCGGAGTCTACTATCTGGATTTGTCACAGTCAGAGATGAACGCCGATACGGTTGCCATCATCGTTAAAACTACAACTACAGATGCCAAGACGACCGTGCTGGTCATGTATCCGGCAGAGAGCGCTGACATTCCGGTCAACGTGAAGGCCATTTCGGACGACACCACGGCGGCGGACAACTGCGAGTCGATGTTCGACGGGACGGGATATGCAGGCGGCACGACGAAGTTGAGCGTCAACGCGGCGCAAATCGGCGGAACGGCGCAAACGGGTCGGGACATCGGGGCGAGCGTGCTTCTGTCGCCCGGAACGGGTACGGGCCAAATCAGCCTGTCCTCCGGCGCAGTTACCGTCGGGACCAACAACGACAAGACGGACTATGCCCTGAGCGCGTCCGCCAATAACAGCGTCGCTGACGCCATCCTGAAACGGGACTGGACATTCGTAACCGGTGAGTCTGCGCGAAGTATGCTTAACGCGCTCCGCATTCTGCGCAACAAGTGGACGATAGCCGGGACGACCCTTTCCGTAAAGAAGGAAGACGATACCACGGAGGCTTGGAACGCTGCTCTAACTCAGGACGACACGGCCATGCCCATTACTGCGAGTGATCCGACATGACAGACGAAGAGAGCATCACGGACATCAAGCTGGAAGTACAGGAACTTCACGTATCCCTTGCCGAGATATTCGACAGGTGGAGCCAAATAAAAACGGAGGACGAAAAGGATGGCGAAGTATCTCCACGATGACGTGCTGGACGGCGCACTGAACGTCATCAAGAATAACGCGACGAAGCTGTGCATCTGTTCAACGCAGCCGACAACATATACCGAGGCGATCACGACTTACAAGCTCGCTATCAAGACCGGCCTTACCTCTGGCGATTATACCGGCCCTGCTGATCATACCTCCGGAAGGAAGCTTACAGTCAACGCACAGTCCACCATTTCCGTGGATCTGGCTGGCACCGCAGAGCATGTTGCCCTCACCGGAACGGCAAGTGTCCTGTATGCCGTGACAACCTGTACCTCACAGGCGCTTTCACTTGGGAATACGGTATCCGTCCCCGCTTGGATCATTTCCATGGGAGACCCCACGTAACATAAACACAAACAGATAAAGGAGACATTACCATGGCAAGAGGAGATGTAACGGTATTCAACGAAGCGAAGGCGAAAATGCTCGATGGCGACTGGGCCAGCACGGACAGCTTCTATTGCATGCTCATTACCAACGCCGTCACCCCCACGGCAGCGACAGCCACTCCGACGAAGTCGGACTTCACCGAGGTAACGGCAGGAGGAAACTATTCCGCAGGCGGATCGAGCCTTGGTACGTTGGCCAATCTCGTGACCGAGTCTGGTGGCACGATGACCTTCGGAGATATCCTGACAGCGACCTCGTGGGCACAGAATGCAGGCAACCCGACTAACGCCTACTACGCGATCATCTACAACTACACGGATGCCGCGAAAGACGCACTGGCCTTCGTCGATCTGAACGGGCCGATTGACATGACCGCGGGCGATCTGACGATTACGTGGAACGCAAGCGGCCTGTTTACCATTACCTAACCATTCCCATTCCGGCCTTGCTCCATCCAGGGGCAAGGCCAGTTCCGTGGAGGGAAGATGCCTACATATACATTCAAGGTTGAATCAGTCTGCACCGGCGGAGAGCACGTTACTATCGGCCTTTACAAGGATGCGGTCAAGGTCGGGACAAAAGAAGTCACCCGTACCGATCTGCGGGAACTGGATGTCACGGTAGCCGAGGCAGCTCTTTTTCTGATGCGCCAATCTATAAAGGATCGCAACGCAAGTACAGCAGCGCAGATCAAGAAGGCCATTGAAGGGATACAGGTATCGTTATGAGTTTGGTATCTTGTAAAGGCTTATTGCATGTACCCAATCCTATTACGAATGTGGATGGAGTTGTAGGAACCACATTGGATGCTACTGGTGAGCGATGCGGGCAAGTTCTGATGATTTCCAAAACCGGCAATATTCGGAATGTCTGGATTCACACCGGAACAGTTACAAAAGGTGGCGATCTTAAAATATCACTTCAAGGTGTCAATTCTTCTGGCATGCCAGATGGTACTATCAAAGGAACTGGAAATGCTGGATATGTGGTAGCAACTATCAATGATTCGGATGATAGTAAATGGGTCGGGCCTTTTCAGTTGGGTGTGGATGTGGCGGTAACACAAGGTGAAACAATTTCACTTGTAGTTGAATGGAGCTCATATACAGACGGTTCGTTAATAATTCAGTTAGTTTCGCCAATTTTGCGCAAGTATAATTGTTATCAGGTAACAGATCTTACTGCTACACCTGGAACTTGGCGGAGATCGTCAACTTCCCATCAATGTATTGCTTTGGAATATGATGATGGGACTTATATGGTTGGAAATATTGGAGCAATTTACTCTAGGAGGGGTACTGTTAATGTAAATACTACACCTGACGAATATGGGAATCTCTTTCAGATGCCTTTCCCTTGCCGAGCAATCGGTTTCTGGATTTATGCCGATCCGGATTATGATGCAGTATTAACACTCTATGACGTCAGTAGTAATATTTTGGCCAATGCTACACTCGAAGCAGACTATCGGTATGGAACATCAGAAAGTTATTTTGAGGTTTTTTTCGATTCTGATCCGGCAGCTAATGTCACTCTTGCGAAAGATACAGATTACCGTATGGTTGTTGCTTCGACTTCAAGCAGCAATATTTCGTTTAAGGATTTATCTGTACCCGAAGCTGCGGCAATGGAGGTAATGGATTTGGGCACGTCTTGTTACATGACTTACCGCACAGATGGTGGGACGTGGACTGAATCGACAACGAGAAGGGTTTGCATGGGCTTAATATTGGATCAGGTTGATAATGGAGTAGGATCTGGCGGCGGACTACTCACCCACCCCGGAATGGCAGGAGGATGTAGAGGATGAAACTGATAAGGAAAAAAGGTTCAACAGACCAGACCATTCTCGTGTTCATACAGGACTCGGCCTCAACGACGGGTGGCGGCAAAACCGGAATCGCTTACAACGCTTCCGGTCTTGCCTGTTATTACGTCAGGCCGGGATCGGCTGCTGCCCAGCTTACCCTTGCCACACAGACTGTTACTGGTGCTCATTCCGATGGCGGTTTTGTTGAAATAGACGCTACGAATATGCCGGGCGTGTATCGGCTCGACCTATCGGATGCGATACTGGCGACCGGTGTGGATAGCGTGGTGCTCATGCTCAAGGGTGCAAGCGGCATGGCTCCACTCCCAATCGAAATACAACTTACAGACTTTGATTTGGGAACGGCAACGCAGAAGGTAGATGTCGATACGATCAAGACGCAGACCATTACCTGCGCTGCGGGCGTGACGGTGGGCGCTTACGTTGGCAACGGCACGGCGGCGATTACGGTAGACGCCAGTGGTTACGTTACTGCGAACATGAATGGAGACTTCACGGCAACTCAGAAGTCCAGTATCACGGCGGCGGTTCCCACGGCCACGGCCAACGCAGATGCCCTGCTCAACCGTGACATGAGTGCCGTCAGCGACACGAACGCAAGGTCTCCGCTGAATGCCCTGCGTTCCCTGAGGAACAAGGTCTCCCTGTCCGGGGCCACGATGACCGTGACCAAGGAAGACGACACGACATCGGCATGGACGGCGACAGTGACGACCAGCGCATCTGCTGATCCTGTCACGGCGATCGACCCGGCCTGATGAAGATCGAGGTCGAGATACCTGACTGGTGCGACGAACGTCACATTTATATCATGGCCGGTACGGAACTGACGGCCTACAGGCTGGCCGGTTCTGACGGCTTCCATGTCAAGGCCGAGCGTTGTGCAAACTGCGGCTGGTGCTGCGGAGAGCATCCGCAGCTGATAGCGCCCGGACAGAAGAAGGAATGTTTCTTCCTGAACAGGATCGGTACCGTCACTTCCTGTTCCCTCGGCCCGTACAGGCCGTTTGCCTGCTGCTGGGCAGACCCGGTCCTTACGAAGCATCCGGACGCTCTTAGTCATTGTTCGATACGGTATAAATAATGGGCACCTATGAATTTACAGTCAGTTGTACTTGCCCCGCCCTGACCTTCACCAAGTACAATACGGTTACGACATATGAACTGGTGCAGGCTGGCGTGAAGCCAATTCTCGGCCTACGGTTCAGCGGCGGATTCTCCGTTCCTGTTATCGACGTCAACGTGTCCTGCGGATACGATACTCTCATTCTGACGGAGAACAATGCCTCTGTGAATGCGGAAGTGAATGTGCCCTGCACATTTGACGCTCTTGTTCTCGCAGAGAATACAGTATCGGCCAACGTCGCAACCGGAGTGGCCGCTTCCACGGCAAGCCTGTCGCTTACGGAATACCCAACATCAATTAACGCCAAGGTGAATGTTGCCGCCGGATACGATGCGCTTATCCTTTCGACGTACAACGTCGGTATGAGAGCGGATACTGTTGTCTCGACGGATCTTGCCTTCCTTTACCTGACGGCCCATGACGTATCCATCAATGCGGAGCTGAATATAAATGTCTCCACGGATGCCATGGTCCTTCAGGAGTATCCGTCCAACATCAACATCAAGACGAATGTCGCGGCCACCGTCGATAGTCTGTTGATTGCGGAGTATACCGCCAGCATCAACAAGGCGACCAACGTAAGCAGCATCTGCGATACGATGTCGCTCACCCCGAAAGCGGCATCGGTAGATATCCTCTTTAATGTCAACACGGCTCTGGCGGAACTCATCATTACCACCTACGGGGTCTCGATCGACTCCGGAATGCCGGTCGCAGAAGTCTCGTCCGCGACGTCCATCACATCAGCCAACCTGATGGTGGACAAGACTTCTGGATACGCCTCCATCCTTGGGATGTGGATGGGCGGAATTGGTACTAGATACAGTACTGATGGATGGAGTACACTACTTTCAGTAAACGATATTGCATCCGGGTCCACAGTAGAAGAGGTTGTGACAACTCAGAAACACATCCTCGATATTGCGGCTCTGGAGTCCGAAACTGGGACGGAATCGATTACCGTTGTCAGGAACGACACGCTCTCGGTCGCAGACATTACGTCCGCCACGAACGTGGAATCCATTGTCGCTCTGGTGGACAAGATTCTTGTAATGGAAGACCTGCTCGCACAGGCATCCATTGACAATATCAGGCTCCAGTCCATGAACAGTCTGGCCATTGCGATGGGAGCGAACAACCTTCTGGATGGAGGAGAAGCAGAGAGATGCTTAAGAAGAATGTAGCCGTAGTCGGATTTCCGTTCACACTGGTGGACAAGGCCAACGGCAGCGCCATTACCAGCGGAACCGTTACGGGCTATGTGACCTTGGACGGCGGCACCCAGACGGCTATTGACGGCACGCCGGTACATAAGGGCAACGGGCAGTGGACGGTGAACCTGACCGCAGCCGAGATGAACGGGGACCTGATTGGCCTCCTGTTCGTTCATGCGGATGCCGTCAACGCACACTTCACCATTCCCACATACACCTTCGCAACCGGGACGGCCATAACCTTCACGTACACGGTAACACTGGCAGACGGCGTGACTCCGATCAGCGGCGTCAAGGTGCAGGTATCCACGGATGCCTCCGGGGCCAATGTCATTCAGGAGGACAACACAGACACAAGCGGGATCGCCACCTTCTATCTCGATCCGGGATCGTATTACTTCTGGAGGTACAAGGATGGTTATCAATTCACGAATCCTGACACGGAGACGGTAAGCTGATGGGAACAACTGGTTCGGGAACCGGGTCCCTCATAACCCCGGTCACAACTTCGCTACAGAGCATCATCGACGGCGTGCGGTGGCGGCTGAACAATTACGAGCAGCCGTACCTGTGGAGCGACAAGGAGCTCGTCGCCTACACAAACGACATCGTCCGCCGGTTCCTGTACGAGACGAAGATGATCGAAGAGTCCACGGACACCACGATCTGCAACCTGTCGCTCGTCGATGGCACGCAGGATTACGCCATCTCGGACCGCATCATTCAGGTCCGGTCGGCAAGGGTCTCCGGGGAGGATTCCGATCTGGAAATCAAAACCTTCATGGAGATGGACGAGGAACATCCGACATGGCGCGGCGATGCTTCCAAAGGTGTCCCGACGATCATGATCACGGACTGGCAGCACCAGTACGCATCCTTCTGGCCCATTCCGGACACCAGCTACACCTGCTACCTGAGGGTGTACAGGATACAGAAGACGGACTTCACGCCGACGGGAATGTCAGGTCAGGTGCTGGAGATCCCGGACATCTTCTACATGACGATCGTGGAAGGCGTCGCCAGCCTCGCACTGCTCAAGTCAGGGCCGAACACATTCGATCCGCAGAAGGCGCAGGTGCACGAGGCCGTCTTCCAGAGGAAGCTGCACGAAACAAAGCTCCATCAGCTGCGGCTTCATAATAAGGTCACGTTCAACAAGCCGCATAACGGGTTCATGTAATGAGTTGGCCAAGCCTATCAGACATCAGGACGGAAGTCCGCTACCACCTCGACGAGGCAACCGCCTCGCTCTGGTCGGATGCGGAGCTGACCCGTCACATCAATGACGGAGAGGCGGACATCGCCGCCAAGACCGGATGCTACCAGTACGTTGCCTCGGCGGTAACGACGGCCAATTCCCGTCTCGTTCCGTTCACGGGACACAAGGTACGGCATGCCGAATACGTACCCGCCTCCGGTCCGCACGTGGGACTGATTTTCATCACACCGAAGATGCTCGGAAACATCCCCATCAATGACGGTGCCATCCCGCAGTATTGCTTCCAGTGGGGCCAGAACCTGATCATCGAGCCCATGCCGGAAGCCGTCTACAACCTGAAACTCTATATCTCAACTTGGCCGGACTACCTCATGGCGGACAGCGCAGACGAGCCTCTGATCCCCAGAGAGTTCCGCGAGAACCTGACCCTGTTTGCAGGGGCCATGGCCTTTATCAAGGCGAAGCGCCCCATGACATCCGGCATCATGTACCGCCAGTACATTTCGAATCTCCAGCTCGGGAAACAGATCTACACGGACGAAAGGTCGGACCGCCTACAGGATGTCATGGTTCCGTATGAAGTTTCCGATCAACCGCAACCGCAGGAGGCGTAGATGTCGAAGCGTCAGGACCTTACAACTTACACCGAAACGGACATTATTTCCGACCGTCTCACGGTGACTTCCGATAAGGTAACGGTTTCGAATCTGGACACGGACGAAACCGTTTACTTATACAAGGATTTCACGGCATCCTACTTCGCCTCCGACTTTGAACACAGCTTTGAGTTCACCTGCGCCGGCAGCACCGGAGATGCCTACATCTGGGCTATAACGAATACCGTGGATGTCATTGGTACCGTGCTGGCCACGCCGACGAACCCGATCCTCGCCATCTGCTACGACAGCGCGAATCGGTATCTGGTTCTGGTGGAAGGCGATGGGACGAACGTGGACACGACATCCGGTTCGGTGGCCCTCGCAACAGGAACGACCTACTACATAAGGGTATGCAGGGATGAGTCTGTCGGAACCAACGGAACACTGTACGCCTATATTTATACCGATTCTTCCTGCTGCACGCTGGTTGAAGTGATTACCCACACCCTTGAAACGAAGACGGACTTCCGGTACCTGTTCGCTTTCTCCGGGGCCGGAAACGGGGCCGGGAATGTCTACTGGACCGGGAGCGTCAATAGCTTGACGCTTGAGTCGCACCCCTACACCTTGCAGAACATGGTTACGACCATCCGATACTACCTGAGGGAGGCCACGGCTTCCTTTTGGTCGGACACGGAAATCAAGGCCCTGATCAACCGTGCCATCCGAGACATTGCTGAGCGGACGGGATGCATCCAGCATATCGATTCCGTCTCGACGACAGGCGGGGTAAGGGACGTTTCCTGTACCGGGTACCGGACTGTAGCCGTGGAGTACATTCCCGCCTCTGGCAGGGGAAGATACCTGAAGCTGATCACGCCTACCATGTCCGGCCACGTCTTTATCGGACTGAACGGGGAGCCGGAATACTGGTTTGAGGAGGACAACGGCATTGGAATCGAACCTGTTCCGGACGCAGCTTATTCGCTGCGCCTTTATGTTGCGGATTATCCGGCTGGTGATCTCACTGCTAATACGCAGGTTCCGGAAATACCCCCGGCCTTCCGGCAGCTGATCATCTGGTATGCGGCATACGTGGCCCTGATAAAGGACAAGAAATTCACGCTAGCTGTATTCCTCTACTCCATTATCTCTGCGGATCTGGTGTTCAATACCATGGACAAGATTGTCAATGTGCCCGTCGGGCTGAAGAACCTGAAGGTGGAATAGATGCCGAAATCGGAACCGATCGTACTGAACATACCGAAGCCGCAACTGGGCGGAGAGATACCGCAGGTCGAGGACCAGCAGTTCCAGAAGTACCTCATACCCTTGGACGGGAAGTGGATACCAGCTCAGGACCCCTGCCAGATAGGGAAGAACTTCCAGCAGCTGACGAATATCCGCTACAAGGACAAGAACGTGGAAGGCGTGCTGGGTATGAGCAAGATCAATGCCTCGCCCATTGCCACGCACCTGAAAGTGCGAAGCGCTTTCCACGCCTTCACGAACAACGGAACGGAATCGCACCTGCTGATGCAGGGTAAGAATACCGACCTGTCCGAATCCTGCGTGATAGACTTCACGACGGCACCGCCGAACACCGGATCGGTAACGGACTCGGCCCTGTGGACGGACTCTTCCGACACGGCAGCGGGGTTCTTCTCAGCCGCGCCGGGAGGCACGATCGCCTACTGCAACGGTGACGAGACCTGCCTGTGGGGCGGAAGCGAATGCTTCTCCGCAGCCTTCATCGTGTCGGCAGCAGCAGTCACGACCACGACAACGAACCCGAAGGACTACTCCGACATCATCAACAACTCGTCGCAGGATGCGGACAACTCCGTATCCATTGGCGGAAGTTACGTTAATATTCTTGTCGGTTCGCTGAGGCCGCTTAAAGGGGTCAAGTTCTATATTTCCAGCGGGAATGCATCGGCAAGCACCATGACCGGTTCCACATGGAACGGAACCTCGTGGGCAACCCTGACCATCACGGACAATACTTCGTCCGGAGGGAAGTCTCTGGCGCAGACTGGCACCGTAACTTTTTCCTCTACGGTAGGCACTTCGAAGCTTCGGTATCTGGACGGATACCTGCTCTACTGGTACCAGTTCATCCTGTCCGCAGGATCGGCAACGGTTTACAGGGTGACGCAGGATGCGCCCTTTCAGGAGATCACGGACATCTGGGACGGGTACGAACGGTACTGCGGTTCATTCTACCTGTACAAGTCCGGGTATCAGGACTACTGGGTGAACGTATATAACGATGATTACATCACTTCCGATTCGTCTACGTATGCGGAACTGGATGGGCTGGTAACTGGAACGCAATATATCCTGATCGGGTTTACGAAAAAGACAGCCGGGATCAACTTCTCAATCGCGCCATCCCATTTCAACACCACAGCAGCGACAACGGCTTCTGTCTTTTACTGGAACGGGACGTCATGGGCCTCTGCTGGCAACGTCTTCGACGGAACGTCCGAATCCTCCATCTCCATGGCGAAGTCAGGCGTCATCTACTGGAACGCAAGCGGATTTTCGGGTGAGACCAAGCAGGTCATCAAGGGCGGATATCCCATGTACTATTACAAGATATCGTTTAACAAGACACTCTCCGGTGATGTCCAGCTATATTACGTATCGGGAATTCCCGCCCCCTCCAATATCCACGGGTACTGCTTCCCGGTCCATGCAGCCGACCGCCTGATCCTGATCGGAAATCAGGACGAGTATCCGAACCGGATCCTCATCTCGGCGGAACAGGCCCCGCAGGTCATGAACGGCGACAACCACTTCGCCATCTATATCGGGGACGAGAAGCCCCTGACGGGCGGATGCGCCATGTTCGCCCAGTTCGCCAGCAACCTGTACAATCTGGTCATGCTCTACAAGAAGAGCGAGACGTGGATGCTGACATGGGTGAACAGTTCCGAGGGCACGGTCTGGGAACGGTACATGATTTCTGACACGGTAGGATGCCCGGCCCCGGGCACCATCCAGACGAGCAGCGTCTCGTTTGACGGATCTATAAACCAGACGCGAAATATCTCGATCTGGCAGAGTCACGACGGCATCTACATTTCGGATGGACGGACGCCGCTGTGTGTCTCCACGGACATCGAAACGGTCTTCGACCAGAACGAAACGACACACGTTAATCTCGTTATGATCGACAAGAACATGGCATTCGTGGACAAGCGCCGCAACGAATACCACTGGCTGTGGGCGTCAGGGACAAGCACCACGCTGGACAAGGAATATGTCCTTGACCTGAAAAGGTGGAAGTGGTTTGAGATTGACCGTACCGTGGACCTGCAATGCGGTGTGAACGTGACAGATTCCTACGGCAACAACTACAACTATGGCTTTATCGATACCGGCTACATCGAGTATCTTGAGAACGGACAGACCATGGACGGCACGGCCATCACCCAGACACTCTGGACCGGGGACCAGATCCTGATCGAGAACGACATCTTCACCCAGACACGGGTAGAGAAGTTTGTTCTGGTCGCACTGTCCAGAAACAGCGACACGTCCGCCACCATCACCAACTATCTGGATGCAGCCTCCTCAGGGACTGCGCATTCTGTTACGGTAAGCGACGCCAGTCACCGTCTGGTTCAGGTTGTGGATGATATTTATTCGGAACCGGCAGTCTTCCACTCCTTCAAGGTGCAGATGACAACGGATTCAGAAAACAAGGGTTTGGTCCCCATGTTCCTCGGGGCCTATTACATTCCAGAAAGGGAGCATTTGAAATAATATGGCAAACATCATTGGCGAGATGCCGCTTACTAACGGCAAGTGGAGGAAACTAATGCAGATGAGTCAGGCCACGACCGGACGGACCATGCCTGATTCAACGCTGTCCGCCATGTTGAAGGGAGAATACGATTCCATCTACGACAACTACTATCGTAATCTCTCACTGGCCCAGCAGCAGCAGAATGCCGATCGGAACTACGATCTACAGCAGCGGCAGCTGGACATGCAGGAGGAGATGTTCGACAAGCAGAACAGCATGGGCACGATGCTCGGCAACGCCGCCATGCAGATGGGAACCGCCTACGCATATGGAGCCGGTACAAAAGGCATGGACATCATTCCCACGAGCCTGAAAAGCGGGTGGAACAAGCTGATGCCCGGAGACACTTTTGATTTCAACCTGACGCCGAATACACCTCCGGTACAGGCACAGTCATCTACGGTGCTGTCAGGACAAAAGCAGATACCAGGAGTAACGGATTTGCCATCATACAATGCGTCGAGAATAACTACGGGAACTCCGTCATCTGGTCCAAGTTCCGCTATCGGGGGTCCGAACGAACAGGGAATTGTGGATGGCCTTTCCAAGTTGGGTCAGGATACTTGGAGTGGAATAAAGAATGTTGGATCAGATGTGATGGACTTTTTTGGCCTTGGGAGTCCGACGGCCAATGTTAATCCCTCTATCAACACATCGATGATGGCACGTGGACTTACCCCTTATGCCTCAAATCTTGGAACCATGGTCGGGGGAGCGGCTCCCATGACAATGGCACCAACGGCATCTCTTGCGTCACAGGCAGCACAACAGCAAATGATGAGCCAGGTCGGTGTTGCGCCAACCATGACCACCATTGGTGGTGATGTTGCCGGAAAGGCTATCACAGGAACGACTATTGCGGAAGGCGGTGCCAATGTTGCAACAGGCTCTATGACATCTGGACTGGCAACAAATGTAGTTGGTGGACTTGGCGGTACGATGGTTAGCATCGGAGTTGGAAAGATGCTTGAAGGTTTGGGAATAGATGGTCCGGCAAGTGGGTTTTTGGCTGGAGCGGCAGGTGGAGCAGTAACAGGAGCCGTATGGGGAGGGACAGTTGGTAATCTTCCGGGAGCGATTGTCGGAGCTATTGTCGGTGGTGTTCTCGGACTGGTCAGCTCCCTGTTTGATTCGTGGATCTGCGGCATGGTGGATAAGTACGTCGGCATGACGGACCACGAGAAGGAATCCATGAAACAGCTCAAGAACTGGTGTAAAGTGAACCAGAGAGACTGGCTGCGCTGGTACATCGCCCATGGGGAAGAGCTGGTAGAGTTCATCGAGGAAGCGGAAGACGACATCACGGACTACTGTGCGCAGCTCAGAATCGTCATGATCGAACCCATCGTCGCACTGATAGATGCCGGTCAGATGGAGAGTGCCTACAAGGTTTACCGTACCATGGCGAAGCTGATGTTCTACACATACGCTCCGCACATTTATATTCCGGAAGATTTCACAATGAAGAGGAGATACGAAAATGCCGAGTCCGACAGCGCTTTACAGTAGCATGAATGGAATGAAACAGGAAGCTGCCAGCCAACAGGGTCGGCAAGCTTTGGAAGCTCCGGGCTTCAAACCGCCGGGAGAATTGCCGTCACGCAAACAGGCCATGGGCAACCCGATGGAAGTCTTTAACCAGCTGGCACAGGGCGGAAATACCATCCCACTGTTCCGCTCTCTGGCTCAGGTCGGCATCACAAGGCCGGACGAACAGAAGCTCTTCTTCGAATATGCACGCCAGCACGGCGGGTACGATGCGGCCACCGGAGACTTCGTCATTCCGAAAGAAAAGGCCGCCCAGCTGTGGGAGGCCATGCGTAACGACCGCCAGTTCCAGATGCAGCTCAACCAGCTTCGTGTCAACGGTATCGACCAGAGCGTGGAGCAGGTGGCGAATGTTATCCGCAACCCGCAGATGGCAGGACAGATGATGCCTGAAGAGCATGATGCCCTCGCCCAGAAGATAGACGCTCTTGGCCAGCTGCGAAATGCGATCATGGAGAACATGCAGCGGCTCATGGGTGCCGGTCAGCAGAACCAGCAGCCAGCCCCTCGGATGCAGGCCCCTCCCGCACAGCGGCCCGCGCCGAAAGCGCTGGAACCACGCTCTGCCAACGAAGGACAGGTTCCAAGATTAACTGATTTTCTGTAGGAGGACACAATGGGATTCTTAAGCGACTTTGCAGGCGGAGCTCTCGGTGCCTTTCCGAATGGTCTACAGTTCGCTCAATCCGTTAATCAGGGACGCCTTGCCAATGAGAAGATGGAAATGGAAAGACAATCCATGGCGGACCAGAAGCGTCTTCATGATCTGCAATTCTCTATTCTCTCGGAAGACAATGAGAAGGTAAGCCCTGGCGATCTCGCGAGACGTATAACCGACAATGTGCCCACGCAGGAAGAGTTGATAAGATTCTACACATCGAAGGCGGATGCGAATGGACTGGTGCGCAGGAAAGACATCAATGAAGGTTATACATACATAAACAGCCCAGAGGTTGCGTCAAGACTGTATCCTGCCATAAGGGCCGGTTTTGAGCAGGAGCTGGCAGGGTTAAGGTCTGAACTTGCCAATCCGAAAAAGAGTGCATCAGGCGGTTTCGTAAAGGATCCGAATCTTATCCGGCAACAGATCTCCACCATCCAGAAGAAGCTGGAGAATCTCAACTGGGCAAACGATGCTTGGGTAAAACAGATCACTTTCGATGAACATGTCCGCTCCAACAAGGAACATGAAAGGATCGAATGGGCGAAAGCAAACAGGGATCGCAGTGGCGGTGGTCTTACTATGGCCCAGTGGGAATCCATCAACAACAGGATCATGCAGGAAGCGCAGAAGGAATGGGAGATTGTCCGAAAGGATCTGGAAAAAAGATCGACGGCTGTTCTCGGACATGACAGTAATGGGAATCCGATAACCGAATACAGGGTCTTGGATACAGCTCTTGATCCAAAAACTAGGAAGCCATTCCAGTATCAGAGAAAGGCAAGTAGCGAGGAATGGAACCGGATTGTTGATCTGAAGCGGGAAGAGACATTCAGGAAAGTAAAAGAGATCATGCTTCAAAACATGGGGCTTGGTGACTATGCAAGAGGATCTTCAGTATCTGTTACTGAAAATTACCTTAAGCCGGGCATGACAGTGGCACTGTCCATCCCAGAGCAGATGACTGGAAACAAAAAAGACGAATCCAAGACAAAGCCAAAGGAAGCCCTAAACACGAAAACGGTCAAGGGGTACGCCCCGTCAGGTGTCGAGTATACCAGTAACTTTGGGAAGCGAACTATCATACCGAGATGGCTCAGTCCGGTACAATCACTTGGAGATCAGGCAAGGGCGGCACGGCGCGAACTAAATGCCGGACTTATTAATCCTGATCAATATCGTGAACGTGTTTTTATCATAGAGAAGATGGGGAAAAAACCTTTCGACCAACTCTTGAAGGAAAAATAAATGGACGTCAACTTCACTGTACGCGGGTTTGGAAACGGAAAGTATATTCTTGAAGGGCCTGATGGCAGATTTATCGAACGCAGTCCGGCAGAGCTTGGCGTGGATGCTCCTCCCGGAGGTTCCTATCTGGACGATAGCCTTCGCAGCAACTACGTTCCGCAACAAAGCAGTACGGAGAGTTCCGGCCTTGGCGCCGCTCTTGAGCGTGGCGTTTATGAAGCGGCAGACATAGGCGGTGCGACGTTACGGTTCTTCGGTGCCGAGGATACCGGCAGGGGTCTTTCCGACTGGGCGAAGGAACGTGCATCGGCGCTGCCTGTCCCGGAAACGAATATGGAGAAGGCGGCCAGCATGCTGCCCTCGTCCATGGCATTCCCGATGGCGATGCAGCTTGGCAGTTACCCGGCAGCCTTTGTCCCGGTTGTGGGTCCCGCCCTGTCCATGGTCATGAAGGGGCTGGCGTGGTCTTACCCGGCCCTGATGGGTACGGCCCAGTACCAGCAGACGAAAGAGGCGGCGATAGAAAAGGGTGTGGACCCGGGCGCTGCCCCCCTGATTACAGGAGGTGCGGAAACGGCATTCGAAGTCATCCCCATGATGATGTTCAGCCGGTTCCTCCCGTTCGCCCCTGTACTGAGAAGTCTGGGCCAGACGGCTGGCAGGGAAATCACCAAGATGCCCCTGCGCGAACTCGGCAAGCGTGCCGGTCTCGCCATCGGAACCGACGTATCCGGTGAAATGGCGACGTCCTATATACAGGGTTCTGCTGAAAAGTCTTACGGCATCAGGCCCGAGGCGGACCCGTTCCAAGAGATGATTGACGTTGCCGGTCCGTCCGCTATCCTGTCCGTTGGTACGGCAGGGCTTGTCGGTGGCGGCGCACGCATGACCAGTAACATGTACAACAGGATACTGGAGTCACCGGCGAAAGAGGACAGTAACTTCCAGCTCAGAAAGGATGTCCGGAGGATCTCCGCTGCTTCCATAACTGACGCCATCGGCGCAAGCGGCGACAAGGAAGCGGCGCTTGTGGCCAAAAAGTGGCATGACTATGCCATGCAGCAGATCGACAACAACCTGCCAATCGACATGGACAGCCCGATCCTCGACGTGGTGAACAAGGTCCACACTCCGATCGATCTTACGAAGCCAAGGGAAGTGCAAGAGTCCGCCATCGGAACGCCCTTCTCCAGGGTTCCAGAAAAAGAGTCTCCGTTGTATGACTACGATGTGGCAGACTTCATGCAGGAATCCAGACATGAGGCAGGCCCCGTCTACAACTATGGCGAACAGCCTACCTATGATTATGACATCAATGAGGTGATGAATGCCACACCTGTAGAGCAGCCCTATGTTCAGCCTCAGGCAGCCATCACCCATGACAATGTGTCAGGGCCTGCGATAAACATTCCGGAAGTGGGTATCCCCGGTGCCGTTCCGTTCTGGAGCGGTCGGGCTGGCCAGCCCATCATGAACGAACCCGTCAATGTATATGTCAGGGAACATGTAACAGCGCCTGTGCAGCCGTGGTATGGAGCCAATATCGATCTTGGCGGCATGAGAACTGTTCCTTTGGAGCGGAGACCCATGACTCCCGTGGCTCCTGCCGCCCCGCTTGTTCCAGCGCAGCAAGATGCAGCGTCACAAGTTAATCGGCCACTGCGTCCCGTTACCGCAGAAGAACCTGCACTACAGCAGCTGGATCCGGACGATATCCCCGAAGAACGGATACCGGCAATCCTTGCCGACTTTCAGGATGCAATCAAGAAGATAAACAGGCCCGATGCCTTGCAGCCGATGGTCCGCTACCTGAATGGCGACTACGAGACTCCGCAGGGAAGGCAGCTGTTCATAGCCGTGCTGGGCAACGCAGGATATGAGGTCCCCCCTCAAGAGAATGTGGAGCAGGCATACGACAAAATTGCAGCCACCATAATCGGTTCGCAGATCAGGGACGGAAGTCCAATTCCCGGCAATATACCGGCCAGTCCAGTTGCAGGGGCTGGTGTAAAAGCTCCGCTAAAAAAGAGAAGGTCTGCGAAAAAACCTTCTCCCCTTGTTCCTGCGCCGACGCAAACCACTGAAAGTCCTGACGCAACAGGAAACGACTACAGTTCCATGAGTAATGCCGACCTGTTAAGTGCGGCGCTTAGAATCGTTAATGAACACATTGGGAAAAGGGGATCGTTCTCTCTGGAAAAATCAGGGCAGAAAGAATCCTTGTATGTAAAACTGAAACCGATCTTCGACGAACTGGTAAAACGGGCGAAGCAACGGGCTATTGACGTTGAAGGATACCTGTTTGGATGGGCTCATTCCCAGCCAGATATTTCAGAAGAAGGCCTTTCGGCCATCGATGATGCCATTGATAATTACCTGTGGGACATGGAAATGAAAGATGAGCCTGTCGCACAGGAACAGGTAGAGGAAAACAAAGCGTCTCGCGGAAATACGCCATGGGATGTTGAGCTGGCCGTTTCAAAGGAGATCAAGAGCGGGAGATCCATCGAACCAAAAGATATGTATGAATTAGTCGAGAGAATGCTTCCCGAGGATATCGTTGTTAATTATGGGAAGGGTTTTCTTCAGGAAAGAAAGATACCTTCCGACCGGTTCGACAGGAATGAACTGTGGACAAAAGGCGCTGATGCCATGTTTATTCGCGGCAGTGAAATGGCAAAAGGCATTCTCCCGCTGAGGAAAGCTAGTGAGAAAGAAAAGGCAAAAGATAATGTTCAAACCAAGGTAGAGGTTACGGAAGTTGTCGAGACATCTTCAACATCGCCTTCAGATATTGCCAAGAAGATGATGGGGCGTCCGGCTAATAATCGGAATGAAAAATCTGCACGAAAATTCATTGACGATCTGAAAGACCGATACGACATGCAGGAAGCTGAGAAGGCCCTGAATGATTTCACCTCCATGCCCAAGTGGGAAGCTGGTAAAACACACGGGCTTAAGCAGGCTGAGTATGCCCAGAAACGAAAAGAGGCATGGGAGGCCATTGCCAAGAAAGTCGGAAGCGCAAAGCAGATCCTGAAGGTGAACAATAAAAAAAGCAATCGGCTGAAGGCTGCTTCAGAAACCGTGAACACGAAAGGGACTGTTACGAAAGAACAGGAACCTATTAAGACTGCGCAGAAAGAAACTGCCAGTACGGAATCAAACAAGAAAGTCCCGCTTACATTCAAGCAGTGGATTGAAGAGACCACTGACTTCGACTGGGATACCCTTCAGCATACTTCTTCCGAAACGAAAAATGAATACCGGCTCGGGTATGAGGCATATCGTGACAGCTTCACGAATGCGGTTTCCAGTCCAAAAGCAGGCCCCACGGCCTCAAATGCGGGAATAAAAAAACAAGAGGCTACTGTTACACCGTCCAAGTCAGAACCTGTCAAAACCGAATCCGGGAGCAAGGAACCAGGGACAGGAAGCAGACCTCTGGCGAAAGTTCTCAAGGTCGGCATGTCCGCAGACAAGTTGACCGAGGTGTGGAAGAAGCTCGTTGACGCAGCCAAGAAGTCGAAGATGGATGCCAAGACAAAAGAGGCTATCGATGTCTTCATGAACGATCCGAAATCCGCAGGATATGGTTCCGGGGAAATGATGATTCTGATCCGCGCCGCCGGATTCAAGCTGGACGACAACCTGAACCTGAAGAAAATCGCATTGCAGTTAAAGAGCGCGGAAGGATACAAGCGGCTCCACGAGACGAAAACGAAACCGGCTGGCACGAATACAAAAAAGGCCGATGAGGTGGTGGCGAAGGTTGCCGAAAAAGAACATGAGCGTGAGAAGGCCAGTGCCACTGAAGTTGCGCTTGAGATGGAGACATACGAAAAGCGCGTAAAGGAAATCTTGGCAGGTATGGCAGTGAAGGGCCTCAAGATCGGGGCCATTGTCCGTTACGGCCTGTACTACAAGGACCACCGCGTCAACAGCGTGGACTATCATACCATCGAGGATGCGACCGGCAGCAAGAAAGGCGAGGCGCAGCGCATTGCCAGAACCGAAATCTCCGACAAGCACGGCAGGGATTACGACTTCATCAAGTCTTCCGTGTCCGGGGTGACGGGCTTCAGCGTCCAGAACGCGAAGATTCAGGTTGACCGCCTGCGCAACCTCTGGAAGGGCATGCCGAAGGTGAACATCCATGGCAACTTCAACTCACTCCCGTCATTCATTCGCCATGACATCATCCAGCAGCAGCGGGAAAACGCCAAGGCCATCGCCGGTTTCGTGTATGCAGGCGAAGTGTACCTGATCGCAAACAAGATCCAGAACGTTGCGGATCTGGAAATGATCATGGCCCATGAAGTGGTTGGGCATTACGGCGTCGAGGAGATTCTGGGCGACCAGTTCGAACCCATGATGCTCGGCATTTACGAATCGTTCAAAAACGATGCACGCATGAAGTGGCTCGTCGATTACAACAAGACGAAGAATATGGACAAGGACGAGGGCAAGATCAACGCCGCCAAGGAATTCGTGGCCGAGCTGGCCACCGGGTACCGTCTGGATCCCCCGACGTTGCCTCGGAAGATCCTGAATGCTGTCCGTCAGTTCCTGCGCAAGTTCGGATTCAAGACAAGGTGGACGGACCGCGACATCGAGCGCATCCTCGCCTCGTCCTACACCCATATCACCACAGAACCGAGCAGGGTCTACTCCGGCGGTTACGAGATGAACTCGCGCGGCTACTCCTACATGATGAAGATGCCTGACATGGTGCAGGCCATGGGCAGCAGCGAGAATGTCATGGCCAATGCGGCCCTCGCATTCGGCAGGACGCTGCGTTCCTTCGGACCAGACAAGACGGAAAGCATTTCCTACAAGGAGCAGTATCTGGCCTCCCCGGAATGGTTCCAGCATCACGTGCTCAAGGCCCTGTTCGAAATTGCCATGAAGCGTTCCGACCTGTTCCACGAGAACTTCCATCGTTACATTGCAATCAAGGACAAGGACGGAAACGATACCGGCAAGAACGTACTGGAGATGAACAAGGAGTTGACCAAGATCAGTCTGTGGAGCAGGCTCAAGGGAAAGATCGACGAGAAGGAAAGGAAGTCCATTGAGAAGGGCAAGAGGTGGGCCAAGGAAAGGGACAAGATCATCGACATAATGTCCGTATCCGACGGCACCATCAAGTGGGATGACTGGACCGACTCCAAAGGGATCCACCACCGTGGCTTCAAGCACGAGGTTGCCAGCAAGTTCGACAGGGAAGTGTACGACATGGTCGATGCCCTGCGCCGTTCCTACGACCGGGTCATCGATGAGAAGATTGCCGAACTGAAGAACATGAAGAAGATGCTGGATGAGGAAGAGAAGGCAACAGGCATCAAGGTCAAGCGTCCGATGTTCCCCAGCTACAACGAAAATGGCGAGGCCATCTACCTGACACTGGACCACGCCATCGAGGCTTTCGGAAACTGGCGCGGGAGTTACGCACCTCGCATCAGGACCGGGCGGTATGTATTCGTCGCGGCCAGAACGGTTGACGGGAAGCGCGAACTGTGGCGCGAGCAGGGCAACAGCAAGACGAAGCTGAATTACATACGCATCCAGATGCAGAAGGCCGGATGGGACTGTGAAGAGGTCGAGGCCGTTGAGAGATTGCCTGAAGTGATCAATGCCAGCCTGAGATACGTGGACATTCAGGCCCTGATCGACAAGTCCTTCGCCAGAATGGAAAAGGAGAAGAACCGCGAGGGCGGCGACTTCAGCCCGACGCAGAAGGAAATGATGTACATGATGCACGGCGACATGATCATGGCCATACGCGACGAGCTGTTGTCCAGAGGGTTCCGTGCCCACGGCATCAAGCGGCGCTCCGACGTCCTGATCGGCGGATACGAGATGGATGCATTGAAGCAGGCTGTGACTTACTTCGCCAACTTCGCATCAGGCAAGGCTAAAATTGAAACGGCGAAGCAGATGGCTGCGGCAATCAAGCCGAGATGGGAGAATGGAAAATACGTGGAGGGTGTCGGCATTGTTCCACAGAAGGATCCCAAGACGTGGATTGTAGCGCACAAGTATATCCAGCACCAGCTGAGGAATGCCGACGATCTGGACCGGATCATCAACCGCGCGAAGCAGATCATTTCCGTGAAGTACCTCGGCTTCAGCCTGAGGGCTCCCATCGTCAACATGACATCGCTAGTGATTACCGCTCCGTCGGCAACGTATTCCATCCTGACGGATGCTGGCATCAAGGTTGGCTTCACGGATATCCTTCCCGCGCTGAAAAACGGGATGGCCACTTATACCAAGTTCATGATCGACCATTACTCAGGGAAGAAATCGACTTGGTCGAAGGACAACGTAACGGATCGCACCAATAAAAAGTTCTTGGACCAGATGACGAAATCCGGGTGGGACAACCAGCAGTTCACCTCCGCTGCCATGGGCGGCATCACCTCGACCACGCTTGGCAATGCCTTCGACAACAGCGTTTCGTTCTGCATGGGCCTGTTCGGGAAGTCGGAACAGCTGATCAGGGGAACGGTTCTTTACGCCGGATTCTCTCTGGCGGCCAAGGCGAGGGGCCTTTACGACATGCAGGAAGGCAGCGGCGAGTACAATAAGACATTTGAAGAGTGCTGCAAACTGGCGGAAAAATGCTCACTGAGAGCGAATGCCGCATACAACAGGCCGTCCGATCCGCTGTGGGCTATGGGCGATCATCCCATGGCGAAGATGGGGCAGCTGTACTACATGTACATGAAATTTCCCCATAACTTCTTGCAGCTACTGTACCACACCGGTATCAGGAAGAAGCAGTACAAGGCGGCGGCATGGCTGCTGGCCGCTCCCGTTGCCCTGTCCGGCGCGGTGACATTCCCGTTCTACAACACCCTTGCCGCATTCGCCGGGATGATGCTACGCGCATTCTTGGGAGAGGACAGGGACCCCGAGAAACTGATGCGCGAGAAGCTGGAAAGCATGTTCGGAAAGGAACCGACCAGTCTCCTGCTTGGCGGCGTGCTTGGCAAGATGGGCATGGACATTTCCGGTTCCCTGTCCGTTGGCATCGAGAAGCCGACAAAGTGGACGGATGCCTTCGGTGTCATGGGCGGCGCGGTAGGCGACGTTCAGGAAGCGCTGCGACAACTGTCCGTCGGAAATTACCTGAGGGCATTCAGCAAGCTGACACCGAATTTCGTCTCGACGAACATCAAGAACGTGATCGAGAGGGAAGGCGGCGTCATGACAGACAAGGCCCAGCCCCTGTTCGACGAAAGAGGTTTGGTGGTGAAACCGACAGCAGGGGAGCAGTTCCTTAGAATGGTTACTGGCACTGAACCTTTCCGTATCGCTGAGATCAAGCGCCGCACATATCAGGGCAAGAAGCAGCTGCTGACGATGAAGAGCAGGCGCGACAAGCTGATGGAAGAGTACCGCCTGTACTGGAGTGGGGTACGGAAAGATCCGGAGTACCTCAGCGAAATCATGAAGGACATTCGTGAATACAACAGGAAGGTCCTGAAATATGGCGGAAGCAAGAGGACAGGGATGGCAGCCATCACACCCGAATCGCTGAGAACGCAGCGCGAAAAGTTCACAAAGACGAACAGGAAAGCGCTCCAGCTTTTCTATGAAAATCCGTAAAAACGCGCAAACTGAAAATCCGCAACGATCCCGCATAAGTACGCGGGATTTTTGCGTTTTTCAAAAAAGTTCGCAAACTGAAAAAAATTTCTTGTTTCGCGGGGTTGCGGGGTGTATAAGTTTTTTCACGGGGCGAAAAGCGCGGCCCGAAAAAATCAAGGAGGATCGAATAGTGACGGGACTTAACGAACAGGTCATGTGTTACGTGGCGGACAGGGTGGATGAACTACTGAACAAGCACATCAAGGAACTGGACAGTGTGTATGCCGCAGGGAAGGGGCTAAAGATATCCTTCGCGGTAGAGATCAAGGACAAGGGAGGGGTACCGAAGGTCAAGGTCAAGATCAAGAGCAAGATCGATGAGCTGGATGATTCCGTCGAAGGACTGGCGATCAACAAACAGCAGAAGCTGGAGGTGTAAGGTGAAGTGGATTACAAGTATAAGAGGGCAAGAGAGGAGCTAAAGATAAGTCTAGGTCAACTTGTGAACTGGATTAACGAGGACCTTGCCGAACTTGGAAAGACAATCTCGATACACCAGCTGTTCCGGATAGAGGAGGGCCTGAGGAAGCGTTACGATGTCCGGACAATGATCGCTGAAAAGTATTATCACAGGATCTATTCACGCTGGAAGAAGGAACAGCAGATCAAGGAGGTAGATGAAAAATATGGGGGATGAACTATTTGTCTGCAAGCGCAGGATCAATGATGACGGTGGGCATTGCGTTCACTTCATCCTCCCCGACGACAAGAGGGAGACAGGATTCTGCACGTTACAGGGTGAGTACAGGTGCATGGACAACCTGCTCGTCACCATTCCAAAACTGTCGCACACCTCGGTGCAGGACTGGCTGAAATGCCGCAGGTTATTCCTCCTGAAGAACATCAAGGGTATCCTGCGCAAGCCCAGCCAGTTCGGTCCCGCCCTCAAGATGGGGGCCCTGTGGGATGTCTGTCAGGGGAAACTGTTCGGGGCGCACGGGGATGCGGAAATCATCGAAACAATCAACAGGTACGAAATAGAGACTCAGGAAAAGGAAGTCGTCCGCGCCGTCATACGTGCGTTCCGTGCGCTCGGAATCGTGGTGGACAAGGAGAACTGCGAGATTCAGGAACGGTTCACCTTCTCTTCCAAGTTCAAGAACCTGTACTCTTGGATTAAGCGCGACGACTTTGAGTTCCTGATTACGGGAGTGTATGACCGGAAGTACCCGAAGCGGTTCGTGGAGAACAAGTTCTCCGGAGCGCCTGACTTCTATCAGGATGTGTTCTGGCTCACCTCACAGATCGGAACCTACTTTCTGGCCAACGATGCCATGGAGGAATGCACGATGGAGATTGTCAGGTCCCCGGCCCTCAAGAAAAAGGAGGACGAGTCTCCTGAGGATTTCGGTGCGCGGGTGTACAAGGACATCATGGACCGCCCGGGCTGGTACTTCATCGGATTCAACAAGAAGACGCGCACTTACGGTAGAAGGTTTTTCCGTAACGAGTTTAAGCTGGACGAGCTCAGGCTCAGGTATCAGAACATCGGTTACGAGATCATGGACGCGAACGAACGGGATGCGTTCTACCGGAACGAAACGATGTGCAGGCATCCTTGGGAGTGCGACATGTTCGACCTGTGCAAGTCGGGTGTAATGAGTGAGGCCCTGTACGAGTTCAGGGAGAAGAGATTCGAAAAGACTACCAGTGAGTTGGCGGAGCTTGGAGATACTTTTTGAAAAGGAGGATGACATGGAGAACGAAAAGGCAAAACAGGATGTGTATCATGAGATGGACCCGTGGAAACACAGGGCGCAGAGAATGAGATGTTCCAGCTGCATGTGGTTTGTTCCGAAAGAAGAAACGACAATCGGTCGCTGCCGCAGACATGCTCCGGTCATGAGCGGATATCCGGTCGTCTTTTACACCGACTGGTGTGGTGATCACAAGCTGGACGAAACGAAATAGGAAAGGAGGAGGCAATGAGGATTTACACGGTATCAGAATTAGAAAGTGAAAGGGGGCAGACGGGATTCCTGATCCTGTTGTACGGACAGACGGGTGTCGGCAAGTCGGTATCGACGATACAGACCGCAGATCCGCCGATCCTGTACGTATGCTGCGAGAGCCGTGACCCGCGAAAGTTTCTCAAGGAAGCGGCAAGGCCGGGGCTGGATATCGACTTCGTGTTCTACGAGTCCTTCGACGAGATCATGGAGTTCTTTTCCAGCGAGTCCAACTTCGATCGGTATAAGACGATCGTGATCGACTCGATCACATTCCTGTCCCTCGGCGTAAGCAGGGAGATCGAGGATGAGGGGTACTCCGCTCTGGCCGAGAAGAAGCAGTTGGACAAGCCGCTCACCATGCGCGGCAAGCAGTCTCTTGAAGGGTACGGGGCTCTCGGCAATCACCTGCTGCGGTTCACGACCATGGTCGGTCAGCTCACCCAGAAGGGCAAGGACGTTGTCATGATCGCCCTGCTGGAAGAGAACCCCTCCTACAAGCGGGAGTTCAATGCTGCCCCCCTGCTTGAGGGCAAGAAGTTCGGGAAGAACCTGCCCGGGTTCTGCGACATGATCGGCATGGTGGAGACGAGGATGGACGAGGAAGGCAATGTCATGTATCCTCCGAGGGTTGTCTTCGACGGTGACGAGTGGTTCATGCACAAGCGGTACGGCAACATCGTGTCCGGCCCACTCGATCTGGGAAAGATGCTGTCCAAGGCAAGACAAGGCGGAAGAGACGGTATCGCGTAAACATGGAACGAAAGAATAACACCCAAATAAGAAAGGAGTAATATCGTTATGAAGTATCATGGAAAGCAGGGAGCAGAATGGGGATTCAAGAATCCGGTAGAGGGTTGGTTTGATGTGGTAATCACGGATGATATCGATATCCTGACGAATAAGGATACGGGCAAGTCCAGCCTGAGAATCCCGACCAAGGTTGTCTCCGGCGAAATGGCCGGCGCGAATATTTCCATCTTCTGCCCCATGAGTTCTGACTTCGGTGAACAGAAAGTGGCCGACGTAATCGAAAATATCGGGCTCATGAAGAAGTTCGACGAGAAGTTCCCCGGAGAGGTCAGCTTCTTCGACGCGGCGGTAATCCGCCAGATCCAGCATACCCTCCCGGGCAAGGGCCTCAGGCTCAAGCTGGAGCCCTTCACCGGAAAGGACGGCAAGGAGTACGGCAACATTGTCAAGATCGACAAGGCCGGATCCCATGCAGCAGAACCTGCGAAGGCAGCCGCTCCCGCAGCAACTCAGGAAGAGAATTGGTAGCCGGACATGGGCGGGGGAGACCCCGCCCTTCTACTTTCAGCATTGTAATCATCACCATGTTATTTCTCATGCCATCCACAGTCACGGGATGGAACAGGAATACATTCTCTTCCGCATACGATGAGTGCGTTTTCAAGGAGATGATGAAGTATCACGCGGGGAAGTGCAAGTTCTTCGTCACCGTCGAGGAGAAGGGTGAATGGTATTTCTTTACCGAGGACCACAAGAAGTTCCGGTTCGTTGTTCCCGAAAAAGCGATGAGGAGGATTAAAGAACGATGCCGAAGAAAAGGGTTGTAGCCGTTCAGGTCAAGTGTGCACGCGAGGAATGCACAAAGATATTCACGAAGAAGCGTGCCGGGGTAAAGTATTGCAGCAACAAGTGCCGCGAGATTGTCCGGCAGGAGAAGGTGATCGCCAGAAATCTGGCGAACAAGGAAAAGCGCAAGATCGAGGGCAGGCCGAAAAAAGTATACCACGAACGGGTGAAGTGCCCACGATGCGAGGACATTTATTTCGTGAACTCGTATTTCCCGCCACCCAGCATCATGCGCCGGAAGTATTGCCGCGCATGTTCTCAGGCAGACATCGAACCATATTACGTATTCAGTATTTCAGCACAGAGGTAGACATGGAGATCAATTCACACAAGAAATTCTGGGCATTCATTGCCGCCTTCTCGGCGGGATGCATTGCCTACCTTGAGGTGGCAAGGAGAGTGATCAATTACATCATGGACAGGAGGAGAAAATGAACGAGGAAACAACCATTACAGTATCGCCGTATGACGCCGTGATCATCATTGGCGAAGAGAAGATGGCCATAAAGATTCCGCATCAGGACAGGATGGATCGTGCGCATAACCAGTCCGTTATCGCCGTGGCCCTGTTTTCTATGCTCAAGGATGGTAACGACGAACTGCATGAACTTATAAGCAGGGTGATAAGCGAGATAACAGTCATTGAAGAGTTGAGCGGAGAGGGGGTACTCACAAATGGAAAACAGCAAGGCGGAGAATGACACCTGCATCAAGTGCCAGTGGTGCTGCACGCACATCTATATCCCCGTGCTGTGCCATGATCCGGAGACGCTTCACCTGATGCTGACAAGGGGCATCGAACTCCGCTCGTTCAATCAGGTAACGTACGCCATCATGGAGCAGCGGTGCGACCACCTGACGGAACGCGGATGCGATGTATACCACTTGAGACCGCGTGCCTGTCGGGAATATGATGGAAGGATGGACATGTTCCACCCGGAAATGTGCCAGTTGCCGAAGGAAGGATAGACAATGATCATTCATATTCTAATGAACAAGGCGGGGATGGACGAGATCTCTATGACAATGAGCGAGAATGCCGCTACCGTACTGATGGATGCCCTCGCAGAGGGACTCCTTGAAGCCAATGGCGAGGTAAGGATCGTCATTCATGATGTCAACGTCACAGAGGTGATCAACACCATACCGCATTACGTTCACCGTGAAGTGAGTACCATGCAATGAAGACGCTGAAACCATTCCAGTTCCCGGACGGGTTCGTCGTGGTTGTCGATACGAGGGAACAGCTTCCCCTGTTCGAAGCGGCGGAAGGACTGATTGTCGAGAAGAAGAAGCTGGACCATGGCGACTACTCCGTGATGGGGCTGGAGGACAAGATCTGTATTGAGCGGAAGCGCATCAGCGACCTGACCTCGTACATCACGTCAGACAGGGAGAACACGATCCGCAAGCTGGATGCCATGAAGGACATGATGTGGAAGGCACTGGTCGTTGAATGCGAAGAGATCGAACTGTTCCTGCCCAAGCAGTTTACGAGTGTGCCTCCGGAAGTATTCAGGCAGACGCTTGTTAGCTGGAGGCTGAGATACAACCTGCACACGTACTTCTCCGGAGACAGAAGAAGGATAGAGATGTACGTGCTTGATCACCTGATCAAGTTCTACAAGATTGTGAGGGAACCATGAAGAACATGCTTACGGAACGTGAGCGTAAGCTCAAGTGGTACAGGGAGAACAAGGACAAGGTCAACAAAGCGAAGCGTGATAAGACGAATAAAATGCGCATCGCCCGTGGCCTTCCTCCCATGGAAGAATATTACAAGCAACGCGACAGGCAGCGCCAGTTCGCTGCTCTGGCAAAGAAGTTCATCAAGGCAAGGAAAAACGGAGAACCGGATCCGGGTGTCTCGACTCCAGAACTTGAAGAAGCCATCCTCCGCGTCATCGAAGAGAGGGAGAAGAGGAAGGAATATGACAAGGCATATTACGCCAAGCGGAAAGCGTTTCTGGAGGAAAGGGATCGTCTCATTTTGAGAATGAGGGAGGAGGAAAAGGACATTTCTTCCAAGCCTTCCTTAACGGAAATCGATCTGTTCGAAGACGAGGAATAGGGGAGCGCTAGCCGTGTCTTTCCGGATTTTTTCAGAATACGGGCTGACGGAGTATATGCCCAATAAGACAAATTCCCGCCCAACAGACAGCGCTAGACGCTCAATAAGACAGATACTAGACGCTTTTTTTGAAAAAACCTTTGTCAAATGCTACGTTAGAAATTTCAACTTTACGAACGCTAGCAAAAACTCTTTATAATGAAAAAAAGTATTATGTATACAGATACAGTATACAGAAAAGATGCGGAGAAGAGAGGGAGGAAAAATTTTGACTCATGAAAAACTTGATGCTGGATGCGGCGAGAAGATATGTAAACGAGTATGGCTTTTCCGTCATACCCATAACCACGAACGGAACGAAGAAACCTCTTATCCCTTGGGAGCGATACCAGAACGAGAAGGCGACAGATGACCAGCTCAAGAAGTGGTTCGGCACATACGACCCTGCCAACATCGGCATCGTCACCGGGGAGATCAGCAATGACTGTGTCGTAGACATCGACGAGTATAACGACAGCATCCCGGCGTACATTCCTACCCACATCTACACGCCCACGGTATGCACGCCAAGGGATGGCAAGCACCTGCACTTCTCATGGCCCGGGTTCCGCGTCGGCAACAACCAGAAGAAGATCCCGGGTGTGGACTTCCGTGGAGACGGCGGTTACGTTGTCGCCCCTCCGTCATGCAACACTAACAACACGAAGTATACGTGGATCATCGACCCCAGTCAGGCCCCCCTTGCCCTTCTCCCTGACGGGTACATGTCACTCATAACAAAATCAGGTACAGTAAACGAGAAGTATACCGTCGCCCCGGAGATGGCCTTCAACAAGGGAAGGAGAGACGACGACCTGTTCCACATCGCCTACTGTCTGGCGAAAGGAGGTATGGATGAAAAAGAAATAGTCATCGTCATGATGAACATGGCCAAGGTCTGCAACCCGCCCTTCCCCATGAGCGAAGTAATCCTGAAGGTGAAGAGTGCGGTGAAGAGGGCAAGGCGCATCGATGTCGGTCGTGAACTGGAAGAGTGGATCTCATGCCAGTCCGGCATATTTGAGATATCCGACATCTACCGTGACCTACAAATCGTGGAAAGGGGAGACAGGAAGCTGGTCTCCCAGAAACTCATCGGCATGGTAGACAACGGCACGATCGAACGCACAGGCAAGACGGGTCGCTACCGCATCGTGGATGAAAAATGCGAGGAGATAGAATGGTGGGACGAGTCGGACACCCCGCTCGATATTCAGCTTCCCCTCGGCCTGTCAGAACTGACCTACGTCCTGCCAAAGAATATCCTGTGCGTGGCAGGTTATTCAAATAGCGGGAAGGGCCATCCTGACGGGACGAAACTGCTTACACCTTCTGGGTGGCGCAACATCGAAGAGATGAAAGTCGGGGATGAGATATATACACAGAACGGAACGGTTACAACAGTCACAGGTGTATATCCGAGAGGCCCACAGCAGTGCTTCAAGTGGACGTTTAATGACAAGACTTCCATTGTTACTGACTTCGAACACCTTTGGAATGTCAAGGCTCCATACAATAAGGTCAAAAAGAGTGGAGGAGGAAAGGATAACGACCGGTATGGTAAATATGAGACATTGGAATCCTATAAGATACTGGCAATGGCAGGCGGTTTCGGTAAGTTCTCCAGTAGTCTCCGGTTCACGATTCCAACGAACGATCCAATACAGTATGAGTCAGCTGATATTCCCGTAGACCCATATCTGTTTGGGGTGATGTTGGGAGATGGGTGCATGTCCAAGATCAACTGCCCGATTACAACAGCCGATCAGGAAATCATTGATTCCTGCTCATGGGAAAAGCATATTCCTGATATATATCTCAGAAACTCTATAGAGAACAGACTTGAACTGTTGAGGGGATTGCTTGATACGGATGGTGACATATCCAAAAATGGATTGACGATCTCATTCACTACCGTATCGGAAAGACTATGTGATGATGTTTGTTTCCTTGTAAGGTCTCTTGGCGGGAAAGCGGTTAAGACCGCAAGGCATACCAACTATAAACAAAATGGTGAATATAAGAAGGGGCGGTTATCATATCGCATATTCATTACGATGAAGCAGTTCTGCCCATTCAGGTTGAAGCGGAAGTCCGTCCGATACAAACCGACAATCAAATCTGATGAAAAAAGAATGGTCAGCGTGGAGAATGCGGGAGTAAGAAATTCTACCTGCATATCTATTGCACATGAATCTGGTTTGTATGTTGCACAGGATTTTATCGTGACACATAATACGGCCTTCGGCCTTGAGTTCATACGCCTCAACATGTACAAGTACCCCGGTGCGGTCCACTACTTCAACTCCGAGATGGGACGGGCCGAACTGCGTGAACGCCTGCGCCGCTTCCGCGAGACTCCGCGCGACGACTGGCGCAAGTTCCACGCCTATGAACGTGGAGACAACTTCGCGGATGTCATCCACCCGGAGCAGATCAATGTCATCGACTACATCGAGGTCAACGACGAGTTCTGGAAAGTGGGAGCCATGATCAAGGAGATCCACGACAACCTGACAACAGGCATGGCCCTGATCTTCCTCCAGAAGAAGGAGGGCGCAAAGTACGGGGTGGGTGCGGAGTTCGGCATTCACAAGTCGCGCCTCTACCTGAACATGGAGAAGGGCAGGTCCGAGATAATCAAGTGCAAGAACTTTGCGAACCCGACCATCGATCCCAATTCCATGGTCTCATACTACCAATTGGACGGTGGATACAAGTTCACCATGAGAACAGGATGGAGGAGGGAATCAAGATGACGCCAATCAACAGAATGGAGAATGAGGAGACATGTCAGGAATCCAGATAGACTTACGTTTCTTCGATGTAAAGTTTAGGGACCTGCTGATCCTGATACCTGATATCATAATCATGTACTGCAACCTGAAAGGGCCATTGTTCCTGAGCGCGGTATTCGGAATACTGGCGGTAATCAACTCGGTTATCTACCTGTACTTCAGGATGCAGACTACCAAGGATGTATTTTTCATAAGGAGGATTTATGACGACATTGGCGACGAGGAATAAACTCAGCACACAACAAATGCCATAAGGAGGTGCATGGATGGCGGCTACACACGAAAAAAACAGGCAGCGGGGGAAGAGATTTGAGAAGCATACTGCAAAGGCGTTTAACGGAGATCGAGTTGGGATATTCGGAGGATCCGATGTACTCACTTCAAACTTCGCAATAGAATGCAAGGACAGGAAGAAGTTCACGGGCAAGTCCTTCATGGAGCAGGCTATAGCCAATGCCCCGTCCGGCAAGATCCCCATCGTGATCGTCCACGTTACCGGAGACCGTCACGAAAACGACATGATCATGATCCGCATGAAGGACTGGAAAACAGTAGTGAAGGAGGGTCTATGAGAACAAGGCAATCACTGGAGTACGATGATGCCGTATACTTCTGCACGGAGTGCGGCAACGAGGTGGAGATCAGGGAAATGACCAATGAACAGTTCCGCACATGGCTGTGGTGCGGACAATGCACGGTATGTCAGGAGGCTAAAGATGGAAAAGAAACAGACCTGTGATGCATGCGACAACTACACACCCGGCCAGTCCCGCACATACGGACGCTGCGCCATCAACTTCCAGTACGAGAAGGACATGCTTGGTAACGTCATCGAGGCATCGAAGCACAATGCCATCCGGTTCCACAACGAGACCTGCTTCGACTTCACCCCACGTACAATCCTGTCCGATACAAAAAAGAAAGCGGAGGTGAAATAATGCTGGCAAGCTACGAGTGGATAGAAAAGAACGGCCTTGCCGTGCAGGGCAAGCGTGAACTGCTGAAGCACATAAACGGGGAGCGCCTTACCATGGGCCAGATGATCAAGGCCCACTGTTACCAGTGCATGGGATACTTCATAGACGGCAAGGGGGACTGCGGTTCCAAGGACTGTCCGTTGTACCCGAGAATGCCTTACCGCAAGGGAGGGATCGTCAAGAGGTTTGAGGGTAGGGGGGGTCCAAGGAAGGATCAGGGATAGGGTGTTTATGACCGGAGCTTGATCCGTGGACTCATCTGGGAAAACAAAAAGGGTATAGGCCACCAGACCTATACCCTCTTTAGTTTATGTACTGTAAATGAGTCCGTGGATCGTTATTTGGAGGTAGTGCCTTTCTTTGCCATTTCCTTTTCATACTTCTCATACGCAATCATCAGCTCCTGAGCGATATGCTGAATGCTGTAAGCCTCAAATTCCTTGCTCGGGTTGTCCTCTCCGATGTACCTCTTCACCCACTGCCAGATATGAACCGCCTCATGCACAAGCAGTCCGTTGACCTCCACCCTGTCCCTATCATCCGTGTTCCTCATACATATGATAGCACAATTCCTGCCCGACTCACTCTCCTCAAAGTAATGCGCTGTCGCATCAGACTGGCTGTTCGAGATCCACTCTGGAGTATTCGCCCTGTCTACCTTGATTCTTTTTAGTTCTCTTTCGAATGCCTTCTCCGACATGCACAGTCCTACATACATGGGAAGTTCCATCATTGCCCTGTCTATCCACAGTACGTTCATTCCCCCTCCTTGACATACTCAACAACTCTATTGACTAATACTGATTTTGCAAACGCTCGCGCCCTCTCAATCGAGAAGAATGTGTTTACCTCATACTGTACCCAGAACGGAAACCACCAACGCCATATTTGGACTTCGTATCCGGCGAAATCATCTGTTACTATCCTCGCCCTCATTTCCCCTCCTTCAACTCCATGCACTTGCTAATCGCCTTATCGTAAGCGTCCCTTTTTACGATGGCCGATGACGGATAATTCCCTTCGTCAGTATTTTTTTGTCCACCAGATAAAACACGCAGCCCCCGATCAGGTTTGCGATCACGGTCGCCCCTACCCCCTGGCCGAGGTATTGCAGGACTCCCCACAGGATCGGGGTTGATAGCTGCCATCGGCACAGGTAGAGGGCGAAACGGGTCATTTGGGTGATTCCCCCTCCATGACCTTCTGCGCTTCAAGCCATTTCGTCCGTTCATACGCTTCTGCCGCATCTCTCAAGCATTGCGACAGCCCTTTTACTCGGTTATGCTCAAACTGGCATAGCTCCCGGTTGTTGATCCTAAGGGAGTACTGGCACACACCAAGCGGATTTCCACCTACATTGATTATTTGGATCATCGCCCCTCCTTCAACTCCATGCACTGTTCGTTCGCATTTACATCAGGCAAATATTCGGGAACAGGTTCCAGCCGCTTCCTGAGTCGTTCAACTTCTTTTTCGGCGGCAGACAATCCAGCCTCGCTGAGATACCATTGCCGCCTCCATTCGTCCCGAGACTCTTCTATTTCTTCAATCTGCTTCCTGAGCAGGGCGTTGTCGGCCTTCAGTTCATCCAGCTCCCTTTCGAGGGCATCTTTTTGTGCGGCAGTTGTTATAACTTTGCTAATTTTATCGTATCTTGTCTTGCAATCATCTAAAGCGGGACGACGTGCCATAAGCTCGTCAATCATTTGTAGCTCCCTTTCGAGGGCGATGTAGTCGGCGTAGTCAACATAATCCCCATCTGACTCGGGGTGCATACCGATCATTTCCAACTCGTCTGGTCTATATCTCTGTACCATCATTCTTCTCCTTCTATGGTTCGGATTTTTGTCTGCTTAAACCAAAGAACCACATCTTCTTGCTTTCCAGACAAAGCAATCCGTACATCCGCCAACCCCATCCGGGGGTACCCCAAACAAATCTTACCTTCTTCATCCCTTCTCCTTCCCAAATGTATATTTCCTAACGGTAGTCTCCGGGCCCGTCCCATGATGCCGGCATATGTCGGTCTGGGTGGATGATCCGGGCCCACTTTTCAGGCTCGTCTTTATCCATGACTTGTAAACTGTCACCAGCCAAACACCAGCCGCTTTCAT